ATGTCCAGCAACTTGGCGGCCTTCTTCGCGTCTTCATAGAAGATCTCGTAGAAGTCACCCATGCGGTAGAACATCAGCTGGTCAGGGTGCTGATTCTTCAGGCGCCAGTATTGCTGCATCATCGGCGTGTGTGAGGACAGATCGGAGATAGCTTTATTCATCGGAAATCAGGAAAACTCGTTGAAAGGTGTAGGGCAAAGGAGGGGGCATCGGCCCGGCTTTTCCGCGATGGGCGCAAGGTTAACATGAGCGGTCTGCCGGACGCAGGCATGAAAGGCCCAGGACCCATTGCGCTTTTATTGAGGTTTTATGCGCTATTTATGCAATTCTGCATTTGTTTTCCGGAAAAAGTTCAAGCACTATTCGCGTTATGCAAAAACGCAATGTTTCTTCAGTCTTAAGAGCGCTGCTCGATCAGCACGGGATCTCCCCTACGGAGCTTCACCGTCGCACCGGCGTGCCTCAATCCACACTCTCGCGCATTCTCAGCGGGAAGATCGTCGATCCTTCGGATAAGCACATCTCGAAAATCGCCGAGTACTTCGCCGTGAGCACCGATCAATTGCGCGGGCGCGCGGATGTCGCGCCGGCCGCCGGTGCGGGGCGCGAGTCCATACATTCCGAACTCAAGGACATAAGCTTGTGGGACGACGATACCCCTGTCGATGACGACGAGGTGTCGGTCCCCTTTCTTCGCGAGGTTGAATTGGCTGCTGGATCAGGAAGATTCGTCATCGAAGAAAGCGAGCGCTCCAGCTTGCGCTTCGGCAAGCGCAGTCTGCGTCACAACGGCGTGCAGTTCGACCAGGCCAAGTGCGTGACGGTACGGGGCAACAGCATGTTGCCTGTCCTGCGCGATGGCGCCACCGTCGGCGTGAATGCCGGTAAATGCGGGATTGGCGACATCGTCGATGGCGACCTGTACGCCATCAACCATAACGGCCAGCTGCGGGTGAAACAGCTTTATCGCCTGCCCACCGGTATCCGCCTGCGCAGCTTCAACCGCGACGAGCATCCGGACGAGGACTACACCTTCCAGGAAATCCAGGAAGAGCAGATCGTCATCCTCGGTCACGTATTCTGGTGGGGCATGTACGCCCGCTAACCCAACCGCTGTCAGATAAAACCCGCCACCCGGCGGGTTTTTTTTCGCCTGTCGAAAACGGCCAACGCCTTGGCTGGCGGGGCTCCCATGCGCTTGTGCATTTATTGCGCATAAATAAATGCATTTATGCATTGACTGTATATGCATCCATGCATATTCTTGTCTCAAGCCGCTCAACAAAGCAGCTCGAAACGAAGCTCTTTAGTTCCACCACAAAGGCAGCGATGAACCGGCCTCAACGGTTCAGAGGGTTGGCAACTGACCCGGGTGTGCAGCGTAAAGCACCAGAAGCAGTTATCCGGCGGGCAGGGACCGCGGTCGGAAAAACAATTTGAATGGACTCGTACCGCGCCAGTAGCGCCGAAAAGTCAGCTTCCTTTTTTGCACACAGGATTAAAGGGAAGGCGAAGGACCGCATTACTGAAAAGCCCGGTTAATCGCCGGGCTTTTTGGAATGCCTACCTAATGAGATATCGCTTGAACCCAACACACATCACTCATCAATCACCCCCAGGAGGCGTGACATGACAAACGAGCAACAAGCGTTGCTGGACATGCCGATCTGGCTTGTCATCGTCCTCGCCCTGGTGGGCGGGGTATCCGGCGAAATGTGGCGCGCGGACAAGGAAGGCGCCAAAGGCTGGGCGCTGCTGCGGCGCCTGGCGCTGCGCTCCGGAGCCTGCGTGATCTGCGGGGTGTCCGCGATCATGTTGCTGTACGCCGCCGGTGTGTCGATCTGGACCGCGTGTGCGTTTGGCTGCCTGACGGCGATGGCCGGGGCGGACGTGGCTATTGGGCTTTATGAGCGCTGGGCGGCGAAGCGGATTGGTGTTTGTGACGTGCCATCCAACAACAAGAATGCTGAGTAAAGGGATAACACGGGATATTTGAAAAGGAGATCAAGCATGTTGAGCGACTTTTGTTGTGGCAAATACGACCGGCGACTTGCAAAAGTACAGGTGCGTCTGAGCGTCCTCTCAGGACGTTTAATTAATTACTGCTGATCTTTGCCCTGCGTGATAGCGGGGCTACTTTTTTCAAACCCGCCCCGCCAATTGGCGGTTTTTTATTGCCCGGTGAATACCCATGAAAATCACCCCCCTGGTCGCACAACTACGCGATCAATGCCCAACCCTGGCCAATCGCATCGCGGCCGGCATCGACCTCGCCTCCCTGCAAGCCAACACCCCCCTCACCACCCCCTGCGCCTACATCGTCCCCCTCGCCGATGTCGCCAGCAAAAGCCTCGCGCAAAATCTGATGCTGCAACCGATCCGCGACCGCTTTGAAGTGACCCTGGTGCTCGACACCACGGACGATACAAAAGCGCTGGATCTGTTGCACGACCTGCGCGCCGAGCTGTGGCGGGCGCTGGTGGGTTTCAAGCCTGGCACGGACTACGACGCCATCGAATACGACGGCGGTGAATTGCTTTCCATCAACGCCAGCCGCGCGTTGTATCGCCTGCGCTTTTTTGCCGAATTCCAGCTCGGCCGCAACCTGCCAAACCAACCGGCTGAGAGTTGGCACGAGCGTGAACTGGACGGTTTGTCGTCCTTTACCGGGGTCACGGTGCGGGTCGATGCGATCGATCCGGCCGACCCCAATCTGAAACGCCCAGGCCCCGACGGGCGCCTGGAAATGACTTTCTCTGGAGATGTAACCCCATGAGCAAACGCATCACCGTGCTGCCGGCCCCAGGCCGTGTCGTGCCGGACCCGGAAGCGGGCGATCTGTTGCCCCTCGAGGGCCGTGAAGTGCCGGACAACGCCTGGTGGCGTCGACGTCTGGCCGATGGCGATATCACTACCAAAGCCGTGAAAGCGGCCAAACCACAGGGAGCCAAATAATGGCGATCGGATTCAGCAACATCCCCGCGGACATTCGTGTTCCGCTGTTCTACGCCGAGATGGACAATTCGGCCGCCAATAGCGCGTCGTCGGCCATGCGCCGCTTGATCGTCGCTCAGGTCAACGACAACATCGCCCCGGCCGACGTCGGCAAACTGGTGCTGGTGTCCAGCGTTGCACTGGCCAAAAGCATTGGCGGCCAGGGTTCGATGCTGGCCTCGATGTACGAAACCTGGCGCAAGACCGACCCGATTGGCGAGATCTGGTGCCTGCCGCTGCACAACACCACGGGCAGCATTGCCAAAGGCGTGGTAACCCTGACCGGCGCCGCGACCCAGAGCGGTGTGCTCAACCTATACGTCGGCGGTGTTCGCGTTCAAGCGGCCATCGTCAGCGGTTTCACGGCGGCCCAGGCGGCCTCTGCATTGGCGCTGAAAATCAACGCCTCTGCCGACCTGCCGGTGTCCGCTGTTGCGGCCGACGGCATCGTGACCCTGAGCGCCAAATGGACCGGCGACAGCGGTAACGACATCAGCCTGCAGTTCAATCGCCTGGGCAAGAGCAACGGCGAAGAAACCCCGGCCGGCCTGACCTCGGCTGTGACCGCCATGACCGGCGGTGTCGGTGTGCCGGATCAAGTGGCTGCCGTTGCGGCATTGGGCGACGAGCCGTTCGAGTTCATCTGCATGCCGTTCTCGGACCTGAGCACCCTCAACACCTGGCAAGCCGTCATGGATGACAGCACCGGTCGTTGGTCCTGGGCCAAGCAATTGTTCGGTCACGTCTACAGCGCCAAGCGCGGCACCATCGGCACCTTGGTTGCGGCCGGCCAGGCGCGTAACGACCAGCACATGACCATCCAGGCGCTGGAACCGGGTGTGCCACAACCATTCTGGGTCCAGGCCGCTGCATTGGCCGCGCGCACGTCGGTGTTCATCTCCGCCGATGCCAGCCGTCCGACCCAAAGCGGCAGCCTGCCAGGTCTCGACCCGGCGCCGGCCAGCGAGCGCTTCACCTTGACTGAGCGTCAGTCACTGCTCAACTACGGCATCGCCACCGCCTACTACGAAGGCGGCTACGTGCGCATCCAGCGCTCGATCACCACCTACCAGAAGAACGCTTACGGCCAGGCCGATAACTCCTACCTGGACAGCGAAACCATGCACCAGTCGGCGTTCATCGTGCGTCGTCTGCAAAGCGTGATCACCAGCAAATACGGGCGCCACAAACTGGCCTCCGACGGCACCCGCTTCGGCGCCGGCCAGCCAATCGTCACCCCGAGCACCATTCGCGGTGAGCTGATTGCCCAGTACGCCAAGCTCGAACTGGAAGGCCACGTGGAAAACGCCGAGCTGTTCGCCGAGCACCTGATTGTCGAGCGCGACGTGCAGGACCCGAGCCGGGTCAACGTGCTGTTCCCGCCGGATTACATCAACGGCCTGCGGGTGTTCGCACTGCTCAACCAGTTCCGCTTGCAGTACGACGACGCCGCTTAACAACAGCGTTTGAACGTGCGATTTCAGCCCACCTCGCGTGGGCTTTTTATTTGAAGGGAGAAACACCATGGGTCAACTGATTGCGGGCACCTGCTACGTCAAAGTGGACGGCGCTCAACTGACCATCAATGGCGGCTGCGAAGCGCCACTGATGTCCACCAAACGTGAAACCGTCGTGCCGGGTTTCTACAAGGAAACCGACATCGCGCCCTCGTTCAAAGTGACGGCGCTGCACACCCCGGACTTCCCGCTCAAGCAACTGGTGGCGGGCGTGGACATGACCGTCACTTGCGAATTCAGCAACGGCAAAGTCTACGTGCTGGCCGGCGCTTACCTGGTCGATGAGCCGGCGTCCAAGGGCGACGACGCCTCGATCTCGCTGGTCTTCAACGGTGTGAAGGGGACCTGGCAATGA